AAAGATATCGTGATTCTTATGATGAGGAGTGGTAATAAAAAGACTTGCCAAAAGCAAGTCTTTTTATTTTATCTCAAAACAAAATTTTTATTTTTTTGTAAATAATGAATTTTACCTGTTTCACAATCCTCTGTATATATTGCAAGCACCTTATCTCCTGGTGGTAAAATCTTCGATTTTAAGTTAAGAGCTGTATTAGGATGGTACATCTTATCTGAATCATCAAATTTTAAACCAATAGCAAGAAGTAGCTTTGCTGTTCTAATTGATGAATCAAAAGCCAGCTTTTCGTATATTCCTTCTCCTGTCAAAAAACAGTGGCTTGTGAAGAGATCTGGAAGTGATGCAAGTGCTGATAATTTTTGAAAAGTCGTTCCATCTTTTTTTATCATAATATTATGGATAGTAAATCTATTCTTTCTGAAATCTCTCCACATTGCATTTGCGCCACCATTATAAGATATCCCGAACATGTGTGGTACATTCTTCTTAGTAATTTTCAGAACTACTTCTCTTTCTTTTGTACAGATAATAATATCTTTATTAAGTAAATTTTCGTCTATGAATAAGAGAACTTTTTTAATTGTATCCAACATATTATTAAGGAGTAATATTTCATTATTAGATGGCTTCTTAAATTTTGGATCGATCTTCATAAGTCTCCTACGCTCAAAAAACAAGCACCCCGAATTTGGGGTGCAAAATAATTTCTGAAGGGAATTTTTATGGTGTCCGCCACCTCTCGCCACGTAAAGCAGCCTAATAGTATCGAGTTATCGTACTCGCAACGATGCTCAACTGAATGAGCTTTTGCTTCGGATTATAGTGTTCCCTTACACTGAAAGGAGATAACAACAAACAGAAAACACACAGAGTTTTTTCATGTTTTTATTATCTAAAAGTATTATAACAAGTTTTAAGTATCATTTGTTGCACAATGACCTTACAAATAAATTACATAAATTACAATTCGGAATATATTTATATTTCATCAATTAACACAAAAAAACCCTAACCATTATGGGTAGGAGTGATTTTAATTAAAAATTTAATAGATATAGGAGTGTCTACAATAAATTTTCTAGATTTTATTATGAATAATATATAGTTATAAAAGATTCACTTTGTCATTTTCCGCTCTAAAATTTCTGAGAAACTGACGGCACTTATTGGGATAAGTAATGCAACATAAGGTAAAAAGTATCGTGGTTGTGTTTCCCATATAAATTGATGGAATACTGCTCCTCCTAAAAATATAAGAATCAGTAAAAATATATCAAGATCTATCTTAAATCTTTTCCGAATGATAAAAATTAGGCTTCCCAGAAGCATTAAGATTAAGAATGGTCTTTCAATATAATTAGTTATTGTCTTTGTTTCTACCAAAAATTTGGAGATTGGGGATTCAAATCGTGCTTCTTTGTCCTTAAATTGAGGCAGCGATATTGACTGTATACTTTGTGTTAATGCCAAACTTTCTAAAGGTAGCTTTTGAAACATTCGTTTACGCTCACCATAACTTCTATAAATATAAACATTTCCTGATAAAGACGGATCCCCCCATGAAGCTATTCCTTTCATTCCGAAAAATTTAATAGCTTCTACAGGATGTTTTACCATATCTGTCATCCTAGAACTGATAAACTCTTTATAAATTTTATCTCTACCTGTAACATCCTTAGTATAATCTATTTTTGAAGCCTTGGGATGCATCTCCTTATATTTAACAAGTGCCCAGTTTTCAAAATCATTATACATCCCAGGTTGTTCATAACGTAACCCTTTCGATGTCAATGTATCTTCATCCGCTAATGCCATACCCACCCAAGAAATTGTAGGCTGTGCATACTTCGAAGTATAGTTGGGAATCATTTTCTGAGTCGTAAATTGAAAAACTATCTGTAAAGTTAACGCCACAAGTAAAGGAATAATAGAAAGTTGATGATTTAAACTAAATTTTCTATCCCTCACTATTCTTAGGATGAGATATAGAAAAATTCCAATAATAAATATTGTAGTATTGGTACGAAGTATCCAGGCAAGACCCAAAAACAAACCAGAAAAAATGCCATTTAGTATTTTTTTAGTATCCGTTTTTACAATTTTGAATAATAGTAAAAGAGAAAACAATACTAAAGCTAGACTGATTAAATCATTATACAAATATGAAATCATAAAAAAGTAAGGAAATGCAAAGAATAGAAATTGAATACAAATCCTTTCAGCCTGCTCATTATGCAATAACCTAGTTATTCTAGAAAGAGAATAAAAAATACCTAGCACTGATAATGCGTTAAAAACATACATTAAAGACCATGCATCTCTTCCAAATATTTTAAATATCGCTTGATACATAAGTCCTAATCCCAGATTATTAGGATAATATTCGACATAAGATATGATTGAGGAAGGGCTCACTACAAAACCATTTACTACAAAATAAGCATCTGAAAATGGTGGACAAAAAAATAATACTGATATTACAATACCAAAGATACTTGAATAAATCATAAGAATCTTCTTTAAAGTTTTTGTAGTAATATTCAAACTTTTAATGACTCTAAAAAGGACATACTGCAATAGAGAAAAAGCTAAGAAAGCTATCAAAACCAAAAATGGATTTTGTGTATGTACATCTGGCGCTTTTCCTATACTTAATGGAAATAAATTAAGCGAGAATAAAAACTGAATAAGTAAAATACTAAACAAAGTAATCGATGTTAAAAAGGATACAAATATAATAAAATACTTTACTATACTCGAATTATTTTTGTTGCTTTCATATTTTTTCTCTAGTCGCTTTAAATTCACTTGATTACATCACTTTCCAACTCAATTATATATTCCTATTTTATTAGAAAAACAATGAAAACACCAGTAGGAACTAAATTTTACTATATTTAAAAACAAAAAAAGCCCGGTCAATCGACCGGACGGTTTATTTTTATTTAAAATCGATTAAGCAATGCATCCGCATTGAACCAAATCATACCTGCATTGAATGGTTGAGTAAAGTTCACACCTACCCCATTTGAAGCTGTATCATACTTGTCAATTGTACCACTCATATCAACTGTCAAGACATCACCCACTTTTACGTTTGCATTCTCTGGAAGATTTACCAAAGCAAAAGGAATACCGTTATTAGTCCAATTAAAGGATTTATCTTTCCCTTTCCCTCCATTGGCCAAGTCATAATTACCAAATTGCATCCCTCCATTGACATTTTTGATTACATCAACTTTAATTTTTGCAATTGTAAATCTACCTTGGTATTTATTTTTGAAAGTATCAATAGCACTTGAAGCAGAAGCTGGTGGTACTGGAGTCGGCTTAGAACTCTCCATTATATTTTGCCATACCTCAACATAAGACGGTTTATTTGCTGCATAATATTGATTCCAGTTATGCTCTGAAACTGCTGTTCCGGCTTGTCCACCAGTCCAATAGTCAACACTGATAAAGGTATTGGCATCTTTCATAACACCAACGTGACCGCCTGCTCCCCCTGAGGTGCTTATATCTGATCCCCAAGACATTAAGACGATTTCTCCACCCTGTGCATCCCAATCTTGGTTTTTTGAAATACAAGTATAGCCATTTGCCTGCAAATAACTAGCCAAGGTTACTGTTGAATACAGATATGCATACTTTGCCGCGCCTGCTTCAAAGATTGATTGTGTAATTGATCCAGAACAGTCTGCCGTACCATCTGCTCCATTTCGAGAGCCGTACATAGAATAGGTGAGCTTCCCTTTTCGATTGTCAAACCAAGAAACAACTTTTTTATTATCAACTGCCATTTTACATTCCTTTCCATGCAGCTTCAATAGCATTATCAATTTCTTCAAAAGAAATGTCCTCAAGATTATTCTCAAGGACTTTTTTATTAATATAAGCAAATGCTGTACGCTTCTTTGCTTCATTTGATGTATTGAGCTGCTCTGACTGTTTTACAGCTTCCATTGCAAATTGTTTGAGTTGCTCATTCATAAAATTACTCCTTCTCCTGCAATTTCAACACACTTGCCGAATCATCACCAACAGTACCACTTCCAATAGATGTGAATACTGATACCAGTGTTGCTAACAATGCCACACTTAAAGCATTTACCCAATCTACATCAAGAACGCCAGTAGCCCCGGATAATCCTACAGCTACCAATGACTGTGCGAATGTTTTGATAGCACGTTCTAATGTGTCTTTCCAAAATGTTTTGTTAGTAAACATAGCTTCCTCCTATTTTTCCATATTATTTAGCCTTAAAGTATTTGATTGAGATATGACTTCAATCGTATTTACTCGGCCATCAAGTCGACTAATTTCTTTTGTGTGGTCATCAGCAATCGCAAACAACTTTCCCTCGTTCTCTTTTCTTGAACCATTCATTTCTTCAATCCGCTGGCTCAATGTATTTACTGATTGAGTGACCGGCTTAAAAATAAAGTGGTTCATAATCCATGAAATAAAGGTTACAAAACCACCAATGATCGTAACTGTTGCTCCTACTTCTGCAATGGTTAGACCAAAAATTGTATACATCTCGTGTTTCCTCCTTTCTAATCGATAAGACAATTTGTATCAAATCCTGTAATTTGGAAGTTGTTACCTATATCAGCACTAGGGGACAATGTTAGTGCTCCAGATGTAGATAAAAACATGCGAACCTGTGTTGTTGTTCCAATTACTCCACCGTACCACTCGTGTTGCTGACTAATTTTAATAGGTATTTTTCCAAACTGTACATCTTTTGAAGCTGTTGAGGTAACTGTATTAATACGTCCTCTAAGATGAATAGCCCCTTGAAAAATACGATATTGTAATGGAAAACCACCCGATTTGAACCCATTCATTGTCTCAATATCTTGCCAACCTGAATCATTTAATAAACCATCTAGGGTTTTAGATACTTCTTGAAAATTTGAATCGATGGCTTCTGCACCATTAGCCATTCCTCGATATATTTTTTCTAGTTTTTCCATTAGTTGAACCACCCTTCTTCTTTCAATTCTGCAACAACTTCCGCATACCACAAACTAGGTACATCTTCGAGTTTGTATGCACCCTTTTTTATATACATAACGTACAATCCCACCATGATTATTTCCCCTTTTCTAATTGACTTACTTTTGCTGCCAACTCAAAAATAGCTAGGTTTGCTTGTTCAAATTCTTCTGGAGAAACAATATCTACCGTTTCCCACTTATTCTCAACCCAGTCAAAACCTGTTATAAGCTTTCCTGCTTCTTCTGGTGGCTTAATATCGGTAAAAGGTCGAGCAATAATTTCATTATCTGGAGCTTGCCATTCTGTGAAATTTTTACCTGTTACTTTATATACTGTCTTTGACATATTAATTCCCCTCTATTTTTTCTTCTAATTGAACAAGTCTTTGCAATAAGTTATCTTGCGTAGGTGTTGCTTTATTTTTGGTAATTACAACTTGGCTTTCGTCTGTGTTTTCTCCAATAGGTTCGCCCCCATCAACGTGGACCATTAAACTTCTTACACCATCAAAGAGAAGGTATTCTCCACTTTCCGGACGATAATTGAATTTAAAATTTTCATAATCTAAAGCAACTTGAATAACAAGTTCATTGTTGGCCCATGAAACGATTCTATTTTCTACTATTTTTGGTATTGTTCCACCAAACATTCCATCCGGTTCCTCTCCCAATGGGGCATTTCCTAAACCGTATTCCCATGTATCAATATATACTGAAGGTAAGGCATTCATTATACGGCTAATAGTAATCTGCACCCCTTGTGGAACAAAAGCAATAAGTAGCTTTTCAATATTTTCAAGACGATCATCAAGTACCGGGAAGTCCCCAAAATATTCACTACTTCTGGCATTAATTACTTCACTGTCCTGTGTAGCATTAGCAATTACATTTTTAAAGTCATTTTCAAGATTTGTTTGTCGCTCTTCTACATCCTCTTGACGTTTTCTATATTGTTCTATCCATTTTTTTAAATTTAAGACCCAATATCCACACCAGCGCATAAATAAGTAAATTATTTTTCGAACTGCTTTTGAACTTGCTTTAGTCCACATTCCTTCGGATAGCTCAAGAATATACTCATCCTTAGGTCCTTTGTTGATATACTCTGGTTCTTCAAGATTAAAATCCTCAAAGTCTGTCAGGTAGTCTTCATCGTTCGGCTCAGAGGGTTTTATTTCAGGTTCTGTTTTTAGCGGCACATAATCTTTTGACAATTCATCATATTTAGACATGGAGCTATACTATAAAAGTGGACAGAAAATTGTGTGTTATAATCTGTCTATTAAGACACAAAAATGAAAGGACTTTTATGTCAGGTTTTAAACGTTACGACGAGGAATTTA